TATTGATTGATGTATTTTATCAAACGACGGTTATCAAGAACCGTATCGCTTGGCATATCATAAGTGTATTGATTTCTGAAATATGGAATAAACACATCCAATGTTTCATCAATGTCCATCCAATCCATGTTATTGAGCAATACATCATGAACTTCACCTTGATTTTCTAGAAACTTATAATAGTGTTCTAGGAAGGTGACAAACTGCGGGTATTCAACCCGAACAAATTCAGGAATTTGTCCTGAAATTAAATGATGCAGCTTTCTCTTAATCGACATTATACTTCAGTGAATGGACGGCAAGAAATTGTTAATCCAGCAGAAATGTTAGCTACTGAATTGCTTTGACTATCATCTAATGTTAAAATACTGTTTCGTGATGGAAGTGCTGCCACGGCAAACGCAGAGGTATCTGATGTTCTTACTACTGCACTTGAAATGTTTTGATATAATGGTTGAGGACGAACTGACAAATATAATTCATTGATGTTACCAAGATACCCAGATACAATGACATTTTGTAGTGTTACCAATCCCGCATTGTAATGTACTGTTCCAACTGTGGCTATTGGTAATCTAGTTTGTGCTTCAATGAATTTAATGGTGCCATATCCATCATCATTGGCAACAGCATCATCACTGAAATCTTGTAGATATCCTTGATATGTCAATCCATTAATGTTAGTTACAAAGTTACTGCTTCGAAATGTTTCAGGATCTATGGCAGTTAAGAAATTCAACTCTTTGGAATATCCTGATGTTGTGCTAATACCCACAGGAATTCTTTTTTGTAATCGAAGTTTAAACACAGAACTTACAATAGATGTGTTAGTGTTTTTCACTGTTTCTGTCAATTTAGATAAGAAAAATGTTTTATCTAATGTTCCCAATTCCGTGTCAAAATAGTTTTCTATTTCATTTGTCACAAGAACTGATAAATCTGAAGGCTTTAAACTAGTCAACTTAGAATTGTAATTCACAATGCCTTCAATACCAAGATAAACATATTCTGGATCCACAAATTCATGTTTAATACTCATTACACTACGCGGACGTAGAATAGATTCTTTAATGAAATCTTTGTCTGCATCAGTTAACACAGCATTGGTTACTGGGTCAATGGAGATGAACACGGATCCATATACAGGAGGATCATTTTCTTCTCCGCCCCACACAGTAACTTCTCTGGCTTTTGTGAAATTTTGCTTGATGAGTGTTCTGTAATCTTCTGCTGTGACTGCTCGATTTCTGTTAGCATTGAATTTAGGTGCATTGAAACGAATGCTATCAATGCTTTCTCTTGATGCTCCACCAGCTGAGGGTTGAATAATAGTGATGTCTACTTGGTCTTCACCATCAATATCACCAACTAAAGTGAATACTCGTGCGCCGTTGGCATTGGAACCTTCAGACACAAGATAAGTGATGGTGACAATGTTGCCAGCTATCAATTTAGCGCCAACATTATCATCACCAAATATCACTTGATATTGACCTGCATTGTTTTCTTCCACCCAAAACACTTTGCTAGTGCTAGTTACATCTACAATGCTAGAGGTTTTCACCCAATCAACACTTGTTAAATTAGAGGTGGATGTTTGAACAGAAACTTCTACTGTTGAAGTATCTACGTTACCGTTAGGTATAATGAGCGGTCCAGATAAATTATCTGCACCAATTAAAAAACTATTAGATAGATATACACCCTCAATCAATTCCACATCAGTAAACACAAACTTGTTTTCATTGTTTACTGTGGCAGTTTGAGATTCATTAACATTGAATGTATAAGATGTTCCGTTTATTGCAGCATTAAACTTCACAGCGGGTGTAATAGACAATGTGTTACCTACAGTAACATCTTTTGTTACTGACAAATCTACACGTGCTTTAGCAGATGTTGTGGAACGTGGGCTATATCCTAACATTTTTGCCAAAGAAACCACAGATGTTCTTTTAATGGCAGTGTCAATGAACATTTCATTGGCTTGTAAATTGGCAAGAACTGCATTGTAATGTGTGTTATATGATAACACATCTAAAAGCAAATTCAATGCTGAACCAGTGAAATCATAATCTGTGAATTCAGGCTGAGCAGCTAGATAGGTTCGTAAATTATTTTTAATGGTATCAAAATCTAATTCTGTGACGTTAAGTTCTGCCATTATCGTAATCTCTCTAGTGTTACTGTTAGTGATGTAGGTTGATTTATACCTAACACAGTGAAGTAAATGGATACTTCATAACTGTTTTCTTCTTCCACAGGAACCACATCAACTAAATCTAAACTCACACGAGGTTCATAGGTTTCAATGGTGTTTTCTATGCTTCGTTTCAATGTTTGTGTCGTGATGGGATCAATAGGCTCAAACAGTAAACCTTGAATCTTAGAACCCACTTCAGGTTGAAACAATCTTTCTCCCATGTTTGTGAATAATAACGTTTTCAAAGATTGTTTCACGGAATTCACATCAATTTTTTTCAGCACATCTTGTGTTTCTGGATGTGCCGAAAATGTGATGTCCAAATCTTTGTATAGTTTGTTAGGAGAAAGAATAGGCATTTTTATTGAATATTTATATGGTTACTTTAGACGTTACCAAGATTTAACAACGTGCCACGACCCCCAGAAGCATATCTGTGATTCATGAATGTTCCAAATGTGTTTCTACATCCATTTCTGTTAAATGTGACATGGATCCATGGCATTCTGCTGCCTGTGGTCTTGTATTCCAAGAGTAATTGGTCAAAATTTATGTTGGCTTTAATCCATTGAGCCACTTCGTAGTATTTGTCTTTGCTGAATCCCGGGAACTGCAAGTCGGCTGCTTGTCCATATAAGTGTTGAGAATTCAAAGCACCACCCTCAGGAACAAAGTCTCGGAATCCGCTGGAAATGATGACATTTGGATATTGTTGTTTGATAGGGTCAATGCATTGTTCTGCAAGAGCCTTTAAGTTACACGCCATGTCTTGAATGGTGTTTCCATTAAAGGCACGTAATTGGGCTCTGGATGCAGCTGCGTTCGTGAAGTTTCCAATGGTGAAAAAATTGGAAATCTTCAAACTATTGCTAATGGTTTCTTGATTGTTAATATCACCACAACCAGGAATCACTTGTCGTCTTGATGGAGCTGGTGTGTTGTCTGTAGCTGTGGCAGGAGGTTGAGGACGATTCAATTCTTCTCTTGTAATCAATCCTTCATCAATGGCTTGTTCTTGAAGTTTCTTGATAACAGCAGCATTTTCTTCAAAATTTTCACCCAACAAATCCAATGTGAATGTAAGAACTTCTTCACGATTTGGAACTATAAGTTCTGAGAATTCTGGAAGTGTTGGTGTTTTTTCATCTACAGGAGTTAAATCACGCACTGTAGCTGCATCAAATGTAGGTACTGGTGTAGGTGGTGATACAGACAAGGCGCCTTTAAATGTTCCTTGAAAAATATTTCCTTCTGTGATGGGACTACTGATGCTTGTTTTAGTAGTTCCCCCCAATTTCATAGTACTACCGGCTTTCACTTTCATTTCACCAGATGATTCAATGGCAACATCAGCACTTTTGATGTCAATTTCTGTTTTTGCATTCACACTTAAATCTTCATTGGTGTATACTGTCATGGCTTTACCTGAGGCGATATCTATTTTACCCGCCACGTTCAACTCGTAATCACCATGTACATGAGTTGTTAAATTACCATCCACCTGTAAGTCACAATTGTTCTTCACATAAATTTTGCAATTACCTTCAATGGTAACGTTGCTGTTACCTTTAATTAAAATGTTGTTGTGACGAGCATAAATTTCATAATTGTCACCTACAACTTTATGCACCATGGTACCATTTCTATCTACATCAATGAAAGTACCTGCTTTATGATACATGGTGATTCTTTCATTGTCTGTGGTATCATCAATTTCAATGGTGTGTCCAGATTCAGATTCAAATACATGATTATAGGGATAGCTGGCATTGTAGGCAGTTAAAGGTTGGTCCCAGGTGCCTTCTAAAGCCATAGATACACTTTTTTCACGACCATCATCTTTAGTTTTCACAATGGTCTTAGCAATGGATTGATTTCTTGCTAAACGATTTGTATCAGGTTCGCTAGTTTCTAGATAATCGGATTTAGGGTATACTTTGTCTGGGTCTTGAAATCCTTTATTGGTTCCGCGCAATCTATCATAGTAACTTTTACCTGGGACACCTGCCATGGTTCCGATGATGATAGGTTCCTGACCATCTTCACCATCTCGAAAATATCCAGTCACCCAAGTTCCTTCAACTGGGCCCACAGGCGTAGTACCTATGCCAGACATGGCAGCTGAGGTGATGGGTTGTAGGGGATATGCCCATGGCAAATCAGCAGTAGGTAGTTCTGCCTTGTCAGCAGTATGATATCCTACAATGCGAACACGACAACGACCCAAGAACATTGGGTCCTTTCTATCTTCAACAACACCTATCCACCAATAAAATCCGTTACCGTAAATGTTTTCCATAATTATTATAATGGTTGCTTGAATGAATCTTTCATGATTTCCATCGTCATTTCATGTTTGTTAATTGTGAATTGATGACGAATGCTAGTAATTAAATATTTTCCAGATAGATAAGGATCAAGATAATCCGCAGTGCTAGCATTACCTTCCAACGCTTTGGCAATAGGCTTTGGAATCAACACATCAATGACTTTACCTACTTCAATGTCAGTTCTACCAGGCACTTCAATGCTAAATCGTAAATTGCTTGCTTCATACATTAAACTATTTCTTTGCATAACCCAAGTTTCATACATAGGGTCTTTGTTTTCTTCAAACATATTATATTGTTTTGTTCTTACACGACGATAAGCATCTGCATTTTTAGGGATGGTTTTCGGGAACGTTTGTGTATCACCACGTTCATGTAAGTTGTATACTTTTTTATGATACTCATATTGGTCATGACTGAATTCTTGATATTGCTTCAATGTAATGTCATGAGTTATCAACTTACTTGTATAATACCCATAATCTTGCGCACGAAACACATCCATGTATGGAATAACACTCATTCTGGTGATGCTTTTATACTTGTTGGACACATTTAAATCTGTATTGCCTTTTGGTAGGAAAGAGTATGTGTCAAACACAGTATCACCGTCACGGATCAATCCTTCAATACTTGCCAAATAGAAATTTTTGTTGCCTTCAAAAAACAATACATTAGGTGCTTGTTTGTAACTTCTATTACAAATCCAATTGATGAATTTCAAAGGTGACCAAAATGTAGGTACTGCTGATAAACTAGTGACATGATTTTCTTTGATAACAAGATTTTTCTTGTCTTTTAGATAATCATCAAACACCTTTTTCACGATGCTATGTGTGGTACCAGAAAACTTTTTACTGATACGAAGAACATTATCAGATACAGCTTCCACAGAAATGAAGTTGATTACATATCCTTGTTCTTTTTCTGCTATTGCACGTTCTGAAACAGATGTGACATAAAATGTTCTTTGAATACGTTCTGTTCTGAAACCAGGTGTACGGAATGATAATGTAATTTGTTCTAGACCAGAAAAAGGAACTTTGTTGATGAAGTTAGTGGCGTCAGAAACCACAATATATCCAGTCATCATGTTGGAAAAAATATCTTCGTAAATCACGGTTTGTATAGCTAAGGTACGAATATCATAGCTTTTACCACG